GATTTAATTTGATTCATTTTACTTACAAGATAATTTTTAACTTTTTGTAAAGTTACATAACTTGCAATTGCAAAATATATTTCATTATCATATCTATCAATAAATTTTAAACCATCATCTCTTATTAATTTGTATTTTCTTTTTGCAGCTTCTGTTTTTTTAGTTGACATCTCGTCATCTAAAACTGAGGCATAATATTTTCTAAAATCTGATTGTAATCCTTTTACATTACTAATAGTTTGACCTTCTCTTATTTTTGTATTGAAGAAAATCTTTAATCTTGCACCAACTGATAACATATTTGTTTGTCTTTTTAACAAATCTAAAATAACTTTACCTTTTGAAATTGATCCCATTGCCATTCTTAACATACTGTCGTATTGTTCACTTTCAGCAGTTGTAAATGTAGCAACACCAGATGAGTCTTTATAACTTGCGTCATCAAAAAATACTGCTGGCGTCTTTGTAAAACGATTTACATTGACGCCAAAGCTTGCTTTTAGGTCAGACATCTTTCGGCCATTGTAAGTAGTGTGAAAGATAATGCCTAACTTAGCTCTTTTAATTCTTTTAGCAAGGTCAGTATTTTCTGGAACAGCATATGTTATAGTGTTTGGTGTAAATGCGATAGCATCTTCACCTCGTATAGATACCGACTTAATATCTCCTGATGTAAATAACAAGTCACCTTGTACAACACCTCGTATACCAAGTTTAGGTAATTCTTTTAAACAGATTGATAATTTATCTACTAAACCACCAGAGTGATTTCTTCTTATATCTGCTTGTGTGTAATTGATTTTAGGAGTTACGTTGAATACTGATTTTGATCCAACAAAGAATTTGCCGTTTTCAGGATTGATACCACAGAATACTGCTGGTGCACCATCCCATTTAACGGATACGTTTAATTTTCTACGTGATGAACCTACTAGCATATTTCTTAATGATTTAAGAAATTCTACTGCGTTAAGGCCACCTTGGTAACCGTTATTAATAATTTCGTCTTCTAAATGTTCTAAATGAGTATTTTTTGCCTCATTAAGATATTGTTTAAAACTATACATTTGTCTCCCACTATATCCATTATATCAAAAAATTACGCTTTTGTCAAGCGAAAAATCACTCTATTCCATTAATAAATCACTACTTACTAGACTATTTATAACACCTATAAACCTTGATTTTATTAAGTGAAAAATATTGAATGGTTTTTCACTTGAATTTGGCTTGTTTTACGGTATACTGTAAGTATATGTTAAACAATATGAAAGGATATAATATGACAATAGAAAAAGATTATGAAATTATGAAAAACAAAGTTAATAAACTATTAGAACAAATAGATACTTTAGTTAGTGATTTTGATGAAAAGTATGATGTAAGTTTATCTAATGATTTACACTTTAAGTTAGATGAAGTATCTGATATGATAAACGATAACTATGCAGATACTGATTTTGATAACTAAAATAAGTTTTAACTTTAATAAAAAAAATATAACTATAATGAAAGGTAACACTATGACAAATAATTATGAAACTATGATTAAAAATGTAAAATCTAAATTAACTGATGTATCCGATGAAGTTAAAAAATATTATTTAACTGATTCGATTGATTTAACAAAAAATGTTGATGAATTAGTTTTAAAAGTTTTAGAACAAGTTAAAACAAATGTTGAAGAATACATTAACAAAGATAAAAATTAATTAGACCCACACTCTTTCTTCATAATGGTCTCAAAATCTTTTGCAAGACCACCTTGAAACTGAGGTCTAGGTGTGAAGGTACCTTTATATCTAACTTCTAAATTTAATATTTTTGATTGTCCTCTAACTAGGGTGAGATATATTTTAGCTGCATTTGATTTAGCAGACAATTCTTCATTTACTATAACTGCAAACTTTTCGTTTTTTGCTTTCTTTTCAATTCTTGTTAGGCCACATAAAGTTGTTTTCAATGCCTTTACACTTGATGGTAAAATTTTCACTTCACCTTTAGGCGTCACATCACCTATACCTGTTATCAAAGCAAAATCAAAATCTTTGCCTTTTATTTTTTTAGCATCTAATTGTTCAAATAGTTTTGTCTTTAATATTATATTAAGTAGCGACTCTGCTAACTCGTTTGAATAATTGTTTACTACTTCTCTATATTTACTCCATAATGGATTCTTTTTATCTGACAGTTCTTTATTAACAAAAAATCTCATACTTTTTGGATCTCTAGTATTATCGTCTAAATAACCTTTTTTAGATGACGCATATCCTTTTGTGTCAATGTATCCTTTATCACCAAATTGTTTTTTATCTATACCTTTTGACTCAAATAATTCCTTATCAGTTAATCTTTTATAGTTGTTAATATCTTTTTCTAAAATTATTTTTTTCTTTACTGCCTTTTTTACTAAACCTGAAAAATATTTAATTCTTAAATCAGTTATTTCTTTTTTTAATTTATCATATTCTTTGCCTTCAAAGATACTTGAAAAGGCTTTGTTGATGAGAGTTGGGTCAGCAGCTTTAACATCTTTCTTTTTCTTTAAAGATACACCAAAAAACTTTTTCTTATCTGCTGAAACTATTATATCAGATGAATTGTAATCTTCAAACCCAAAAGCACTTACTTTAAAATCCTCTACATCTTTAGGAAATACGTTACCTGTCATATAAACAGTTAAAGGGTCTGAAGCCTTCTTCATATACTGCCTAATACCTTTAGCGGCAGATACACCTACGGCCATATCTTTAATGAATTTGTCGTCTAGTTTTGCACTAAAACCTGAAAAGGTTTTGTCATCACCGAATTGAATATCTTTTTTAGCCTTGACAACCTTCTTGCCTTTGTCAATCAATTTTTTTAAATCTAGTTGATTTTTTACTTTTTCTAAATCTGATAAATTAGATTGCAAAGCAACTGCTGTCATTATTTCAGACGCTTCGTAAGCCATAGTTTTCTCTCCTATGTACTATTTATGTATGTTATTTACGACCTATTCTTTGAATACTAGTTGTTGGATTGTAATTAGATTTACCCTTGTCTGACAATTTTTCTTTTTCACTTCTACAATCAAAGAATGGTGGAAAACCAAAGATGCCAAATGTTTTATTTTTATTCTGAAACTTGACAATTTCTTTTACATCTTCTTCAAAGAAGGACTCTTTTATTACTAACTTACTTGGCATTTCTACAGCTCGCCAAAGTATTTCATCTTTTACTTTGACCATTTCAGTTTTGTAGTATATTGATGGTTTTCTTTTTCTCATATTTTAAAGTCCGAAAACTTATCATAAACCTCAGCAGGTTGTGGACCTGATGGTTTTTCAAGTTTTTCTTTTGTTTCTTGGTTACTATCTACAATCTGTTGAGCAGATTGTTCTACATCATACAATCTCATTCTACTTCTATCAACACCTATAATAAAGGCACGATTAACAGCAGGATCATTGTAACGATTTTTTAATTGTTTTACTTTAATTTGATTTAATTCTTCAAGTTCTTCGTTAGATATTAAAGCAAACATAAAGTCAGCAGTTGCAGGAAGACCAAATGATTCTGATGTGTCTTCTAAACCAACATCACTTGACATATAACCAGTTCTTGTTGTTTGTGTAGCCGATACAATAGGAACATTATACTGAACAGCAAGACCTCTTAATTCTTCAGCAATTGCTTTGATTAAAAAATAAGATGATATATTACCACCTTTGAAACGACTACTAGTACATATATTTAAATAGTCAATGAATACTATATCAGGTTTAAATGATTTCTTTAATGCAAGTTCATCAATCAGTCCTTTAAAATGACCACTATGGGCAGACGCAGTAGGATATTCTTTAATAATTAATTGACCATTTACTTTGTTTTGTAATTTAGAAATTTTATTATCGTAAACTTCTTTAGGCATTTCATAAAGATCATCTATTGTTACATCTAATAAATTAGCATCAATTCTTTCAGCAATTCTTTCTTCAGCCATCTCTAAAGTAATATACAGTACATTACGACCTTGCGTTATAGCAGCCGCAGCCATATGGCACATAAACAAAGATTTACCAACACCTGTACCTGCAAGTGCTACATTTAAAGTTTTAGGTGGTAGACCACCCTTTGTAATACGATTAAAATAATTTAAATCAAACTTTAATCGTTCTTCAGTTCTATGATAATATTCAAATCGGTCATCTGTTTGATTTAGATAATCATGCCCTATATGTCTATCAAATGAAACACCAAGTGCTTCAGATAATATACTTGGTATGGCTTCTGGTGTATGTTGTTTATCTTTACCATCTATAATTTTAATACCTTTTAGTACAGCATTATATACAGCACGATCTTTACAAAACTTTTCAGTTGTATCTAACAGCCATTGTTGTTCAACGTCTTCGTGTACTAAACTATTTAATAAAGTTTTTGTATTTTTATATTCATCTTCAGTAAGTGTCTTGTTATTAGACAGCTCAATAGTAATTGCTTCTTTTGTTGGGAGATTATTATATTTTACAACAAAGTCATTGATAATATTAAATAGAGTTACTTCATCTCTATTTTTAAAAAAATCTTGTTTTAAAAAAGGAATAACTTTACGAGTAAAATCTTCGTTATGTATTAGATTGGATAAAAGTGTTTTTTCAAATTGATCAGACATAGTGTAGATAACTTCCTATAATATACTTTGGTTGATTGATTGGTTTTTTTCCTGCGTGTCTAAATGGCCATAATGGAGGAAACATTAATACTTTACCTGTTTCTGGTTTTATACTAATATCAAAATCAGGAAATATTGTTTCGCCGCCAATGTTATCATTTAAATACATAAAAAAAACTAAAAATCTTCTAGCACTATTATAGTTGGTCACATCTACGTGTGTTTTAAATTCATCTTCACCGTTAGGTTCATACTTTTTAAATCTTACTTGTTCAAAGCCAAATCTTTCTGGCCATTGTTTTGTATCATCTATCTTAACATCTTTTATATAATTGTCAATAAGCTGTCTAAACTTTGGAAAAATAATATCTGTATATGGTTTCCAGTCATCAAACATACTTGTGTTGATTTCTGTAAATGACATATGACCTTCTAGTATAGTTTTGACTTGCTGAGAAGCTGAGTCTTCAAACTTATCAATTAAGTGTTGACATTGTTGTTGAGTAAACACATTGTCATATGTTTTAATATAGTTATTTTTCAAATTTGATTGTTCCATTTTCTAATTGTTTTTCAACTACTTCAATTAATATATCGCCTATATAGTTTCTAAAGTCAATACTTGTGGTATCAACATCATTAGGATTTTTCTTAATATCATAATCAAACTTTAAAGGCAATTCACCTCGTTCATTTTCTTCGGAAGCAAACTTTACATGGCCGTATGTGTATATGATATCCTTATAAGGGCCTTCCGTAATCTTTATACAACTGTAATCATCAACATCACGTTGAGCAAAAACAAATCTATTCTGCGCCATAGAGGAATTCTTTTTTGGCGGCCTCGTCAATTTGAGCGAGAATATCTTTAGTAAAGAATTTATCAGGTTCATTATTGATAGTTTTAGCATATTGTTTTGATCCATCTGGTAGTTCTATTCTTGTAGAAACAGATTTAAATATGTTATGTTTGATAGCAAGGTCTAATAAACCATAATACTTATCAAGGCCATCTTTATATGTTAATCTAACATCTATTAACGCATTTTCTTTTGTTAACCTTGATTTATAGTTTTTACAATGTATGATGTTACCAACAACTTCTTTACCATCTTTTTCTTTTCGTTTAGATAGATAGACAATATTTGAAGCAGCGTATTTTAATCCAGAACCGCCACCCATTTCTTTTTGTGGAAACATTGAACCAATAACGTCATAAGTATGATTAGTCATAATCAT